ATCTGTGTCTCACCTTCGCCCACAGTTGGTTGACCACCAGCTTCGGGGTCCATTTTGCTTTGAACACCCCCGGGGCCTTCTTCTCCACCCCCACCTTCACCGCCGTTTTGCTTCTGGTGGGCAGACGCCGCCATCATCAACTGTTGTTGTTTCAATTGTTCCTGTAAACGCATCATTACCATTTGCATCCAACCCTGAAGAACCTTCACCTGCTCAGGGTTGAAGTAACCAATCTGGTCTGATTGGGCAAATTGTTGAAGTTTTTGCAAATGTTCCTGTGGTTGTTCAAGCGGCCCCGAACCCATCGCAGGTTGCTCGCCAGCCAAAATCATCGACAATATGTCTTCGGCGGTATATTTGGGGCCGATGATCTCACCTGGAGGGCGCGTGAGGTAAACATCAGGGTCTAAGTCACGTGCTTTGATAGCATCGCGCATTAGTTTGTAAATCTGCTCCGGTTGAACAATGCCGAGTTGAATCGCAATGGGACTAACAACCATCATCATTATTTCTTGAAGTGACTGCGCAACGATTTGTTTATTTGAATTCAGCAAGGTTGCATTAAATTCAAAGTCAATATCCGCGTCAATTTTGTCTGGTGTGATGGTATCGTAAGGCTCTGAACCAGGGTTGCTGACGCCAATAATGCGCATTTCCTTCATAGGTGGGAGGTAACGTCGGTTCAAACGGTGCATCAACTGAAAAATCTCTGTAAAGCCGTAGAACAGACGACGAAGGATTTGTTCGGACCGTACGTCGCCTTGTTGAAGAAGTGCTGCCGTTGTGCCAGTGGTGCGTAATGCGCTGGCTTTCCCAGTAGGGACACGGCCAAATTGCACGTCGGACTGCATACTCAACCGTTCAGCGTATTGTTGAAGAATCGTCAAGGTGTTAATAGTCCAGCTCATATCCCGATTCCACGTAGGAAAGAAAACGTCTTCTTGGGGGCGGTCGAGCGGATAGCCGGTTCCGGGTTCCAGTTTCATTTCTTCTTGGCGCATACCCGAAGAGGGGCGGAAGAAGAAAAACGGGATATTGGTAATCAAACCCCAATCAAAGTTCTGGTCCATGATGCCTTTAATCATGTCCTGAACTGGTTCTAAAATCTCACTCAAACTCATGGCATAGAAGCGGTTTGAAACACTGAACAAACGGGCTTCAGCGAACGGGCGACGAATAGGGACACCAGGATACAACTCAGTCATATACCGTGCACGCATCAATACCCGCGACGCACGCTCAACCCAAAAAATGATGTTTTCTTCCAAGCCGTCGCCGTCAACGTCCCAACGACCGTAAAACTCCACTACAACACGCTCACCTATATCCTGGTGACTACCCCAATGAATATCTTGACCTTCTTCTACGTCCTTTGCCTGCTTGGCTTCCTCTGGATCACCTGTACGCTGCACATCAGTTTGCCAACTGCCGGAGTTCTCGATTTTTGCCATGTCAGTGTCACTCAGTAAATCATACGTTCCGTCCTTCATCCCGCGCCTGATATTATCAACCGTTGTTTTACAAACACGGTTTACATACAGAGCACCGTGGGGATTCTCAGGGGAACGGGGCTGGAGATTGGCTGAACGGACTGGAACAACAATGTCTTCTAAGTCGTGAACTTCAACTGCGGGGCCGTCGTAAGCACGCACACGCTTACTAACGTGTGCTTCAATCCGGCCATCTTCGGTGTCGTAAAACTCAACCAATGCCTCTCGTGTCGGTCCTTCGGCTTCTTCTTCGACCTGGTAGTAAACTTTCCAAGTGTAGTCGTTCGCACCGACTGCCGTTGCATCGATCATCGTTGGAAAGAACTTAGTTAACGCAGTGTAAATTTGAAAGTCTATGGGGATTTGGTCGTGAACACCCGGCAAACTTCTGACATCGTGAATAACTTCGTCACGCCGAACCCATCGAATGTGCGCAATTGCCAATCCGTCGTCAACAAGGTTGCTGATAAAGTCGTCCAACACCCGCTCACCACCGGCTTCCATAAAAAACTGAAAATCAGTCAACCGGTTAACGTTTTCTTGCTTATCCATGTTGCGCTGTTGAAGGGCTTTCGCGCTCATCAATGGACGCATGGACTTGGTAGCGTTTTCCAGGCTTGCTTTCAATCGCATACTGGCAACTAACATAATGGGCATCCAAACATTAGATGATTGACTACCTAACGGATGCCCCTTCGTCGGCAACCAACCGCGAAGCTTTGCATAACGGTCAATACGCTTCTGGTTCCACTCGTTGCGAGCGTCAAGGTCAATTTGCAACCGACCTAGCACGTACTCAACTACACGAGTACGGTCAAGATTAAAGCTTCTCTTCCGGTGCCTCGGCTTCGGAATTTCCTTTAACTTCTTCTCTGTTCCCGCTGGTTTGTCCATCTCTGGCATTTGCTTTTCTCCTGATTTCGTCTAATACAAACAATGCGCCTTCAATGAAATGCAAACGCGCAACTGTTTTGTCTTGTAGTCGAGTTAATTGGGTTTGTTCGTCAACCAGGTCGACTGTCAATGCTTCTGACCAACTTCTATCCATAAATCCTTTTACCAACCTTTGCAAATCGTTTAACCGGTGCTCGGTACATACCCCTAAAACTGGGCATAGAGTTACAGACGTAACCGAGAAGAGTAGGGAAGTCACTAAACTTGTCCTGTGGCGTGGGCTTTGGGTCGCGCAAGTCAACCCGGCCACGAGCCCACTCGTCCCAACTGTAACGGTTCATTTGGTAAACAGTCTTCGAACAGGTGTTAAAAACGCTAAACAAAGGGCGCTCGGTCCGGGGGTCAGGAATCAACCGGCCACGAATGAGCGAACGTGCAGTGTCACGGTTATCGTCGGCCATGTCACAGCGTAAACCTACGTCTGCAAAGTCTTCTTCCACGGTACGGTTTCGTCGCCCACCACTGCCACTTGGTGACTTACCCATGTTTGGGTCCATGTAACGGCGCACAATGTTGTCGAAGTGCATCCGCTTTTCCAAGTCCTGTACCTTCGCCCACACAACAGACGGCTCGGCGTCAACTTCCAACTCCGCAACCTGGAACATCTCGTCAGACGGTGTGATAACGTACCAAGCCATCGCGTGTGCTTTTCGGGGGTGAGGGTCAAGTGCAAAATAAATGGGCCATTCGTGCCGCAAGTCAAATGGCTCGACAACGTGACAAATATCAATCACCCGGTTGAAACAAGCTGCACACAAACCGTTGTGAGCCAACACTAAGTCACAACACGTAAAGCACCACTGACGAGTCCGGTCGCTGAAGTGTTTGTAAATTCGACCGCCCAAGTGCATAAACGCCCCGCGCAAACGGACTTCCTTTTGCTCCGGGGTCAACCCCTTTGCAACCATCTGCACTTCGTCCATTGAAAGAATGCGGTTGTCTTCTGTGAAAAGGGTAATTGCTTCGATTTGAGGGTCTTTATCAGGCCCCGGTAACCCTTTAGTGTACAGGTCATCATAAATCCACGCGGCGTCCCAACTACTACTGGTGTCGTCGGGTGGAGTAAAAGCAATCATCAACCGACCAGCAACGTCAATCGTCCGCATTTTGTTTTCACGGTAGATTGCAGCCGGTGGACCTTCATCACAAACAATCAAGTGGAGCGAACTACCGGCCATGTCTTCGACAGCTTGGTCGTAACTGTTTATCTGAAGGGTCGAACCGTTCATCAAAGTCAACGTACGTTGCTTTTCACTAAAACTATCCGCCCACTTACCGTTGATGAGAAAACGCTTCGGTATCCAACCCCAGTGTCCACGATCGCCCCCAGGGTCGCCTGCGCCGTTCCATTGCCAATACTGAAGTTTTGGCCGGATAACCGCGTCCCAAGTGTTTGTGAGTGAAGTACAAATTAACCGGGCACGGATCGGTGGGCGCAGCTTCACACGTGGGTAATCCTTGTCCAGTGACTTTGGAACTACCCCGGTCATTTGAATTGCCAACTCAGCCAAACTGGTATCGCTCTTTCCACTGCGGTTCCCGCCAGTTGCTACAATTTCTTTAGCCGTTGACAAGTGAATCTTACGGGCGTGTTTCGATGAGGGTTGATAAAAATACAACTGCTCTTCTTGACGAATTTGGTAGAGACGCGCTAATGTTTCCTTCGCTGCTTCTTCGCGAACAGCGCGCGGAATTTGTTGAAGCTCGGCGTGGGTAAGGGTGCTGAAGTCAAAATTCATTGCCAACAGACCTGTCGATGAACAATCAACTGTCCACCACCTTCGCTTGTGTAATCTTCAACGTCAGGCTCACAAAAGCAAAGTGCACCAGTTTGAGAATAAGCACTAACAGCGTTTTCGTTCAGGGTCGTTTGGGAAACTTCCAACGTGTGCAGTTTTTCTTCGTTAGGTGGATAAACATGATAAGGCTTGTTTGAAGACCGCGCCTCAATTCTATTCACCATTAACAGTTTTGCTTGATCTTTGTTCATTTCCCGTAACCTCGAAACTCAATTTATCCAGGTAAAGAAACTTTCCATCAATTCCACGACCGGCAACCTTACGATCAAACTCTAACAGGTACATGTACTCGCCCCGGTCAGGCTCAATTGCCTTCACCCACCCAAAAGCGTGGGGCCTTAACCAGTGGCGTCCGCTAACCCTAACCCGTTGGCCGGGTTGGATTCCGCAGTCGGTGTCGTGCATGAGGGTTCCTTTACAATTTCTGCTTCAACCGGAGCGTCA